CTTTTTTACATGACCAATGAATCAGAAACAATATGAGAGATGTGATAGCAAGGATGCAATAAGTTAGATCTGCCCATGAATAGTTCATGAAACAACCCTGGACAGCCCGGGGAGGCTGTTGACTTTTTAAAAATATAAGCTATAATATAACTATCAACATTTGTTGATTCCAGATAGACCATGATTCTATGCGGAGTCGTTCAGATCAATGGCTGAACGTTGAGTTGAAGAACATATGGGAACGTATGCAAACGAGAGAATAGCGTAGCTTTTTGGCTACGCTTTTTCTCTTTTAGATTCCGTATATATCATTCTTTAACTTCCAACTTTCTCGAACATCTGGAACCGTTACGCCTGCTTTTTCTCTTGCTTCTTCTAACATTTTTTCAACGTCCTCAATACTCCCATAAGTGCAGAACTTAGAGTCTATTTTATTTCCCTTTGTAATCTCAACTCTATAATTTTTATAACCGTCCACCGTAACGAAATAATATTCATTCCCGATCTTTTCGCTGTATGAAGTCCATGCATTTACGTTAATCATTTTCTTTCTTCCTTTCTTCTGGAATCTATTTCCGTAGAGCGGTACAAGACCGCCCTATTTTTTTGTGTCTGATCTGCTTTTATTTTTCTTCTTTCGGTTTGAATTCTTCTGATCCGCTTTCGATGTAAAGCAGGAAATCATTGATTTTCTTTTCTTCCCATCCGGCTGATCTAAGACCTTCGATCAGTCTAGCTATTTCTGTCATTGTCATATCTTCCATGCTTTCTCCTTTCTCCAGTTCTCACTGGTGACTTGTAAGCTGTGCTCCTTACAAGTATTATTATATATTTATTTGTGCCTAATGTCAATACATGCATATAGAAATATTTGTGCTTAATTTGCTTTTGCTTTCTTTCTTTCTATTTTATCCAGTTCTTTTAATATTGTTTCTTTTATAAAGGCGTTGCAGCTTTTCCCGGTAAGCTCTTTTATTCTTTCTTTCGTTCCAAGTGGAAACTGGCAATTGACGCGATCAACTGTTTTCATATATTCCGCAACTGCTTTTCTACGTTGTTCTTTCTGCTTCTCTGTATATTCTGGCATCTTTCTAGCTCCCTTCCTATTTTCTTTCATTATAGTATATTAACGCCTTATTTTCAATGCTTATTTGTGCTTAATAAACAATAGACAAAAACGCTATTGTATATGTGCCTAATATTTGTATAATATGTCTATTGTATTTGTGCCTAATATCATGTATTATAATAACTGTAAACGAGATACAGCAACAGCCACACAGGACAAACAACCGGACGCCCTGAACCACTCAAGCCAATGAGGACATAAGCAAGCGATCTGATTAATTGCAAAACCTGAGACAGTAAGAAATAAGGAGGAAACAAAATGGAAGAAAAAAGATTGTACAACTTAGCACATGACGCGTTGCTTATGAAGTGGGGAAGGGAGCATGATTTTTTAGAAAAGTACCCGGATAACCAAATATCAAAGATTAAAGAACGACAGCTCTGGAATGAGTTAATAGAACTTGAAGAAGAAATGATAGCAAAGAAATTTGCATAATTAAAAAGCCGGTGCAAACCTACCAAGCGAACACCGGCACCAATCAAAAAATATTAAGAAAGGTAAGCCCATTATATCAGGGCGGAAGGTAAAAATCAATGTTAAGAACAAACAGCAGAAAAGCAATGGAGAACATCAGAAAAGAGATCATGGACAACTACAAGGCGGCAAACGAGTATTATACATACGAAGGCAGAGAAGCAAAGACAGATTTTAACGAGATCTGTGCAGACATCCTGGAGACGTTCAGAGTTGAAAAGTTAGAACACGACTGTTATTACATCGCAGGAAGAGCAAGTAAAAGCGAAATGTTCATGGACTGGATGCAGGGACTTCCAACAGCGTTCCCGGTTGCTGATGATATTTTTCTCAGATCAGCGATCGACTTTCTTGGAAATATCCTTGAAGAGACAGAGGAAGAAAAGGCAAGATACACAGAGGACAAAGCCGAGAAATTAGCTTGTAACCTTCTTTACAGAGAACTTGAGAAAGGCGCACGCAAATAGATAGAACAGCCGGGGAGCAATCCCCGGAAGTCTTGAGCAGATCAGGAGGGTAAACATGATAAAGATAGATATGTGGTATGAATATAAGCCGGAAGAAGTGACCGGAATTAATTGGAGTTTTTACGGTTACGACGTTGTATATCGTGGCAACCTTTACAAGAACGGGAAAACGATCGGAGACTTTACAGCGGACACAATGCAGGAAGTACAAGAAGCATTCCCGCAGTTATCGGAATCGATCAACAAGGCATTAAACTAGAAAGGACTTGAAACCATGAGAAAGGTAATTGACGTTATTATTTTAGCTCTATTAATTGCGGCGATCAGTTCAGCCGCCACCCGTGTATACATGATAAGAACCGCGACACCGTCAACGCCTTGTTCTATCGCATGGAATGACGAAGTGCATGACTACAGATAACAACCGCCCGCCACGGAGGAACGAAGGCAGAAAGGGAAAGGATATGGAGAAATGGCGCGTTAATTGGTGCGGTAATTATTCGGAATTTTCCGCAATTTTCGACACGAAAGAAGAAGCGAAAAAATTCTACAATTCATTAATCACAAGAAACAAAAAAATTTATAGCGTATATATAGCCGGATAAGTTCCGGCTTTTTTAGAAGGGAGATAGAACAAAATGAAAAATAGAGATATCGCGGAAATGATTTTTACCGCTTTAAGTGATGGATACGACAACGAAGAAGAACGCCCGGAGACGGTCGCAGAGCTTGCCGCAGAACTTGACAAGTTGGAAGAAGGCGCAACGCTCAAAGCTGCATTAATTGCACTCTGTGAACGTGTCGAAGATTTACAGAGCTAGGAAGGGAGGCGGCGCACATGGTAAGAAATACGGAAGGCGGGAAGATCGCATTTTATCAGGCGTGGACAGATGACAATCTATTGATTTTTGAGTACTGCGGAAGGGTTCAGGCGTTCCGAGTTATTCCAGATGGCAAATATATAATAGCCATTGAAGGCGGAACGATCCGAGCCGATCACGGCGCGAAAGGGTTAATTGAAACACTGGAAGCAATGCCAGCCGCAGACCTTGAAAAGATCATAAAAAGAATATTTTAAAACACAAGCCCGGAAGCCCTCCGGGCTATTCGTGCACCCGTTCAGGTGTTGCGCCGGTTCGATCCCGGCGGCGGGTTTCTCTGTACATTGACAATTAAACATGCTAATATGTTAATATATAACGCCATTATTTGGGCTTTCAAGGCGTTTCATTGTCGTAGCCTAACAACCTAGCACCGACTGAACAAAAGACAGCAGAACGAGCACAACCGCGCCCATATGCAAACCATAGCACGCCCACAGACCGACCGCAGACAGTCAAACGGGTAAATTATAGAATAACCATGTAAAAGCCATAGAAATGGCAAATAGAACGCCACAAGGCAGAACCACGACCCGGAGATATTACGCAAGAAAGAACCGCCCGCAGATCATAGCAGGACGGCAACAGCTGCACCGGACCAGTAGAGTCACGCTAACACGGACGGAAGAACCAACCGCGGGACCAGTAGAGCGGATCAGCTGCGGGAAAGTTATTCACACGACAAAATCCCAATAAAAAAGGACGCCGAAACCAACTAAAATTTCGACATCCAGATTTTAGCCCTCTTGAAAAAAGTACCGGTCTCTTTTTTGGGGCGAATTTTTCTAGATTCGGAAAAACGCTCTAAAAACGCGCCACTTTCCAGGCTTTCAAAAATTTTTTAATTTCTTCCAGTGCTTCCGAATCCACCTCTACTAATTTCTTTCAAACATGTTACAGCTTTGAACCATAGTTTCGGTTGATTTCTTATGACTCTGAACTGACAAATCCTGTCATCTTTGCGAATCACTGTATCACGAATCGCATAAGCCATGAATCCCCACTGGTCATCATTCCCATTGTAACTGTTGTCAATGATTCCCATACTGTTTGCACTAATGATACCAAACCGTCTAGGCGTTGATGATCTAGGCAGCACCCATGCTTCATAACCATCTGGAAGAATCATGCCGACTCCAAGCGGAATCAATCTCAGCTCACCTTTTTTCATTGCCACATCTTCTGCCGCTCTCAGGTCAATCCAGTCTCCATTTGTTACTCTGAAAATTTTTCTCACCTTGTCACCCATGCTATTCGCAAAATACTTAATACTAATTTCCATTGTAAAAATCCTCTATCTTTCTTTCTAGGTTTATCCCGACTCTAAACATTCATTCTTCAACGCTTTCAGAAAGCAACTCACTTGATTTCCGAATCAGTTCACAAGCCTGATATGCAGGACGATGAAAATTCTCACTTGCCTTTTTATCTGTTGGCAGCTCAGCTAATCCACCGTAATGTCTCTGAGAATCAGCGTTAATCTCCGCCTGACTTCTTCTTGTTTCTGTACTTCTTTTCACTGTTCATCACTCCAATCCAATCTCTGCCCGCAACCGCTACAATATTTTCCATAAGGCTTGTCTATTCCTCTAACTGAAACCCTATCCTAATCTTCTCCACTTACAATGTCTTGTGTACATCCAAATCACTTGTCCTCTTTCTTCGTGGACAACTAAAATATCACCTATATGTCTCTTTCTCCGTCTTCTGTTGCTCCACGCGCATTCCGGAAAATTATTCTTCCTCGGTCTGTATCTTCCGAAAGCTCCATGATGCCACACGTTAATTTTTTTATCATCCATCATAATCTTCTCCTAAAACCACGCCCAAAGAAGCGCAATCACAATTGCATGAAAGCATTTCCATAATACCCACGCAAGTTCACTTTTTTCGTTCCGTCGATTATTAATCAGCCACATCCATATTGCACTATAACCGATAATCCCAACCACAATGCTTGCGATTCTTAACCCCAGCTTAATCTGTTCCATGCACATTCTCCTTTTCTAACAGTTCAGGATTGTCAAATACGTTGCCGACAACTTCCATCTCATTTAACTTGATGTACGTGTCCGTAAGTGGCATCGAATAACAGAACGGCTCGCATTTACTTAATTCATCCGTTGGAATCACTTCATAATGCCATCCAATTACACTGTCTATTACTTCTTCACTTTCCACTTCTATGACGTTAAACTCTCCGAATACTGCTTTTACAAGATCATCCGGATTACCATGACACATCAAAATGTCGTTTTCCCATATTTCCTCGCCTTTTAAATCAGTCAAATTCGCATATAGGCAAATCGTATTTTCATCAATCAGAAATTCACCCTCAAGACTTTTATCGTAGATATAATTCTCGTCACTAAGATAGCCATGCGCCCATGTTCCATTAAGATGTTCGTTACTATCCATTGTATGAATATGTTTCGCTCTAAAAAGTATTTCTCTATTCATAACTGTCAACCACCTCTAACTCTTAAACCCAAAATTCCATGTGCAGATATTTCCCCCGATACTCTGTTTCCCAATAATAATGACCGTGATAATCATCCTCACAAGATCCAGTCCATTGTTCGCACCATTCTCTGCATCCGTTATCCCCTTGCTCATCACCAGTGTGATGATTTGTAATATCCGCACAGTCTGAACACATTCCATCCATATCAAGATTTTCTTTGCACCATGTTTCTATTTCTTCATTGAGTTTATTTCTCTGCTCAATCTTGTCTACTATTTCTTTTGGGACTTTACTCATAACTGTCAACCACCTCTAACTTCTTCAGATCCTCGATAAGCCACGGTTCGTCATCTTCCCATTTGACCATTGGGAAGTCGATGTTGAGTTTTTGCAATGATTTAATCGCACCGAAATCAATCACCCATCCATCTTCACGTTTTTCAGCACTATTTTGGTATGCTATCAAATTATCGCTTTTACTTCTCACAATGTATTTGAGTTCTTCGCCAAGATACTCTAAAAACACTCTATCCTTTTTGTCTATTACTGGCTTTTCTATGTACTCGGATTCTGCCCACTCTCTTCTTGGCTTATCACAATCTTTGTTGTCATTAAACAAACAATTACTACACGAAATATAATCGCACGAATCAACTTTTCCTGTACGCTTATCAACAGCAATATCATTACCGTCGCAAGCAAGCTCCACAATCTTTTTTGAATATTTTTCTTTATTTTTCATCCTTATCGCTCCTATTCTTATCGCACTCATCACAATCACCATTCGCAGCTCCGAAGCAACCGTAACAAGCATTTGTCTGCTCTTTATTTTTCATCTCTTTTATTCTCCATCAAACACAATTACGCTTTCTCTAATTTCTGTTCTAATATTTTCATGCAGCTCATTTAAATCCCATCCGTCAGCGTATGTAAACAACATATCTTCACCATCTTCCGTGAATGGTAAACCTTGCGCCACCCAAAACTTTGTACAGCTATCAAAACCAGTATCTTTGAAAATCTCGCAGTTATACAATTCTTCTAATTGCTTTTTGGAGTATTTATTTTTCATCTACTACACCTCGCTTAACAATTTTAATGGCTTCAATAAACGCTTCATATCTTCCATGACTCACTCCATCGTTGTATTGGGCATCTGCATCTCCACCTCCTAGTTCATCACACATATCAGGTCTGCGGAGTTCTACTTCTCGAAGATTTTCAAATTCTTCAATGACTTTCTCCGCATCAAACACTGTCGGCTGTTCTACAATCGTCTCTATAAAATGCCTATGTTCCGAAACATGACAAAGCGCAGCGTTCCCGTTTCTATGCGTGTTATTTAGCATACTCGCTTCCACACATTTCAGAAGCTTATCTGCATCAATCGGTCTCATCAATCTCACTCCTTATATGGCTCTGGTAACGGCAACCAGGCAACCACCTTATACATCATCGTTCCTGCGCTCCCATTCTTGTATCTATCCCACCCAAGAAAACCATGTTTGATATCGTTCCAATGACCTCCATCTGGAAATACTAGATAGTTTGCAATGCTCATCAGTGTTTCCGGTATTCCTTCAGTTTTTTTCAGGGTTACCAGACAGTTTTTTTCGTCTTTCGGCAACCTCTCACTCACTGGAATCCACTTCTGACTTTGCAGCGCAATAGCAATTTTCGCAAGTTCGATAGCATCAAGCCATTCTCCACATTTTTCTTTTTCCTCAAACTCAGCTAACTTCTCAATAGCTTCTGACAGCTTGTTCTTGTCCTTAATAACTGCTTTACCGCAGTGGTATGTTGTTAGTCTCTCTTTCATTCCCTCACCTCTTCCAGTAAGCCATTCACAACCAATTCGCACTCAATCTCGGTTGCTGTCCGCTTGTCGCTGAATTTACAGTTTGGATTCTTGTGTATCCTTGCATCTTTGATAGGCCATTCAGATTCCGTAAAATGCTTACTGTCCACAAACATCACTCTGTGTCCGTTCTTCACGCAGAGATAGTAACTCTCTGCGCTTTTTGGAAGTCCTCGGCAAGGCTTGAATCCGAATCTCACAAACTCACTTGCCTTTACCTTTGGTCTTAATCCCACGATATCTCACTCCTTTTTCATACTTTGTACATTCCGATGGATCACAACCACGTTCATGGTCAGTGATTAAAATATAGTCGCAGCCTTTTCTTGCATCAGATGCTCTGTATTTACACGTCATGCAAAGATGTCTGTCTCCGTTGAAGCTATGTACTTCTCTTTCTTTCCTTCTAATTTGACCGGCGTATATGCTAATAGTGCTATAGGAAAGTCCAGTTTCTTCTGAAATCTGCTTATATGTCTTTCCCTCTTTCATCATCTTTTTGATGATCGCTTTCTTTTCGCTTGGCTCTTTCATTTCTCCATAACCTTTCAAATCTCTTCATCTGCTGGAAATTGGAACACATACTTTTCAGCAATTTGATTTACAGCATTTCCGGTTAATGAAATTGACACTTTTGCTAAATTCTCATCTGTTTTTGGAATTACCAGCTTATTAAATTCGCACTGTGAATATTGCTCTCTGCACATCTCCATAGCCTTCATTGCTTTTTCTTTGGTGGAATATTTCGCCATTATAATAAAATCGTTATTTCCCAAGTCATTTAACGAATATGCAATTACTTTTTCATCGAGAAAAACGTGAATCGTTGTTTCCTCGTAAGGAATATCAAACTCTTTGTCCTGACTAATGATTCTCATAACTAACTCCACCTTTCGTATTCCATGCGCACATGTCGCAATCCTCAGGACATACATTTGCCTTTATTGCTCTCTTGCACATCTCTATTTTCAATTTCCTATCATCCTCAATGTCCTTGATAAAACCGAGTTTCCTCAAGATTTTATGAATCAGTGATTCTTTTCGCACTTTATTTCCCTCTTTCTTCTTGCCATGACCATGTGCTTTCCGCTTTTCTGCAATCCACCATAAATCGAATCACATATTGCTGATATCCCAATGTTTCTCGACAGACTCTCAAAATAAATTGTATCCGTCTTTTCCCACGTCCTTGTTGGTGCGTGGTAAAATCTTCCGTCTGCTGTCTCTACCATCGTCTGTTCCTCACATGCCGTAGGTGTGTAGAATTTCACACATATACCTCGTACACCTGATTCGTAACATCTGATTTTGTCACCGATATCAAACCTTCTCATTTTTCTCTTCCTCTGTGATACTTCACTTTATTGTTTTTGATTGCATCCCATACAATCCTTTTAAATTCTTCATCTGTAATCGCTATTACTTTCCCATGTTCCAATCTTCTTTCTTCAACAAGATATATAGCGTTGCTCACCTTGTCCAAATCAAGTATTGCGATATCTTCCGGATGCATAAACAAAATACGTTTATTTGACAGCTCTATTTTTAGCATGGCTTCTTCAAGCTCTCTTATAAATTCTTTACCATTCATCTTTTCTTTCCTTTTTAACCAACAGTTATAATCGCCGGATTTACAACACCGTCACCGTCATATTCATATTCCTTGTTGTGCCACTTTCTTAGAAATTCTCCGTATTCCCAACATTGAGAAAGAATGCTGACAGCTGCTCCATACATAAATCCTGTGATTCCCTCTTTATCCGCTTCATAGCTCAGCTGCTTTGCATTATCAACAATAACTTTCATTTCATCATCTTCTGATGCTTCTATCTTCTCTTCCATCATTCCTGCCCATCTTTCAGCATATGTAAAACACGCTCTGCCATATGGATCACTGTTTTTTTCATACCAGTCTTTATATTCCTGTTCTTTACCTTTTACAATTTTCATCTTCATTCTCCTTCACATAATCCGGGCATTCTACCGCATATTCGTAGCTGTCTATATCATCGCACTGAATATTGCATTGGTCTTTTATCTGACATTCCAGACAACACGCATTCTGTCCATACAAGCAATAATTCTTGCATCCCATTTACTGTTCCTCTTTCCATTTCTTCATCAGTCCTCATAATTCATTACAATTGTAATTACTTTTACCAACACTTTTTGAATCTGATCGTAAATGTGATGGTCATCACCGCCGAAGTGAGAATACAGCTTTGCATCTTCTTTTCCTCTGTCATAGCAATCTTCCATAAACTCAAAGCAGTAAATATCATCTTCCTCAATGATTTCTCCGTTCTCTCTCCACTCATAAAGAATACGTCCTTCTACCATTTCGTTTACGATATCGTCAGAACACTTTCCACCGTTCAGACACTTGACGCAGCAATCAATATATCCTAACTTGTCACAATATCTATATTCTTCTGCTGTTTCAGCTGTATAGTCATTGAATGACTCTTTTATCTGCTCTTCAAAATCTTCCGGAAGATCGAAAATATCTACTTCAATGTCTCTCGGCAATTTAACCGTATATTTTCTCATAATTCGTTCCTTTCTCCTTAAAAATGCGTAAAAAAATACCAACCACCGAATAATTGATGGTTGGTAAACATTTTATTTTCTTATTTTCTTTATTAACTGTTTTAGTAATATAACAGCGCTGTATATAATTATTATTCCCGTTATTGCTAGCCCTATATACATAATATAAGTCTTAAGTTGAAAATTCTTCGTACATATTGCCATGAATATAACAAAAATCATTTCAATTACAACAAGTCCAACTGAGAATCCAATGTTATATAATATATTGAATTTTGTTTCTTCTTTGTTATTTGAGCTTTTATTTACACCATTAATAAAATTCATAGCAATAACAGCTATCAAATTGGGAATCAATGCGACAAATGAAATAGAAAATGATAAAATCAATAATTTTATAATATCAATCTCCAAATACATATTCCTATTCCAAACAAAAATCAAAACATTTCCTGGCACAATAAATCCTAATATAACTGTCAACACATAACCAACTTTTGTTGTTAAAAACTCAATCAATCTATCCATGATTTCTCCTTTTTGATATGTTCAATACGGAAATTATACCACTCCAACCATCAATATTCAATTGTCAAGGTACTGTTATTTATTCCAAGTCAATAACTGACACGCTATCGTGCAATCTTCCATGACTTCTGTATTAATGTTTCCTCTGTTTGGTTCTAATTCATCTAGGAATACGCCTTTGATACAAGTCCTATTGAACCGTCTTTCTTGCTCTGCTCTTCTAGCAAAAACATCTGGGAAATCTACTCGAATTTTGTTCCAATATCCCATACCGCCCTTAACGCAGCCGATACAGTTATTATTCGGATACCCCATGTCATACATAACAGGTCTTTTAAGTCCTAACTTCCTTGCGATACCGTGAGCCACTTCTTTCGTGAGTCCGTTTTCAATGAGTGGAAACTCGTGATCGTAGTCACTTAATGCCTTACACACTCTGTCAGCACGATTCTGTTCGTCAACATCGTATCCCCACACATAAGTGTGATGGTCAGGGTTTTCTCTTTCCCATTTTTTCCTAACTTCTTTTTTGAGATATCTTGTGCACGGAGCACCAAAAGGAGTGTTCATCGTGTGAGTAAAATTCATTACATCTTCTACTGACGAAAACCTATCCGATTGTAAGATTGTAATTTTTCTACCCAATATCCTTTCGCAATCGTGCAAAAATCTCAAAGAATCAGGATGCTGATCCGGTACATGAGTATAAATAATCTCGTCTACATCCTTTGCTAAATAACACGCTACAAAACTGCTTATTCCTGTTGAAAACCAACATACTTTCATAACACCACGCTACAAATCCATGTATCGTGGATAGATTAACAATCGGCTTGGATGCATTATTAAGTGCTTATTTAGGCACAGCCACTCCGTCAATCTTTATGTATCAATTCACCATACTAATCTTGATACAACCTCGGTTTACCGAGGATTCGTTATTCCTTTCTTTCTCTTAATCTAACCATTTTCTACTTCCATAAAATCCGATAACTGCATCTGTCCAAAAACATTCCTCTTCTGAATCCACCAATCCCAGCAAACCAGTCTATGATTTTCATTTTGGCATCACCTCCGGGAAATCACTTAAACTCATTTGCGCTGTATGTTCTTCCAATCTTTTCTTGGAAAGTTCATAATAGTGCTTATCCAATTCAAATCCAACATACTGCAGTCCGGCATCATGCGCTGTTATCAGACTGCTTGCGCTCCCAACGTGCGTGTCCAATAATTTCATTCCTCTTTCTGTGTATCTGTCAAACAACCATCTGTACAACATCACTGGCTTTTGAGTAGGGTGTATCCGCTTTTCATTCTTTTTCTTGTTTCCTTGCTGGATATGCCCTTCCTGTATGCTCTTTCCTTGGAACATTCCGTTCCACATATACCGAAATAGCCTCACGCTGTCATGGAAACTGCAGAATGCGATTTCGCAATCTGAAAAATCTGTATTGCCATTGCATTTATCCCATACAATCCTACCAGGAGGGAAATGATAGTCAAAATAGTTACATCCCCAAACGATCTGATTCTTGGAGACCCTAAACAATTCATCAAAATACGCTTTATCTGGAATTATCCATTCTGCAGATTTCTGATACACTCTTTGAACTCCAATCGGGCTTATGCGTCTCCCGTAAAATCCTCTTTTCTCCGGTCCGCTAAAATATGGCGGGTCTACAACGGCGATGTCGAAATATTTATCTGGAAATTCTTTCATGCCATCCATACAATCCATGTTGTAATATCCGAAATCTAACATTCCGTACCTCCGATAAAATCAAATATATCCATCTGTCCTTGTTGCTTCCATGTTTCCGTACAAATCCCACACATTCCCAGTGCATCCTTGTACTTCACACCGTTGTTCTCAAGATTCATACAAATCCCATAATGTTTCGGGTGTGTTACGGACATTCTCTGGAATCTGTTTGGCTCTTCTTCCAGGTGCGCTCCGAATCCACAGAACATACATCCTGTTCGTTGTTCTCCTGTTGTATAATAGTTACCCTGCTGATCTTGCTTAATATCTCCGTACACAGAGCATATTTCCACATCATTTTCGACCACGTATCTTAATACGTCCTGTCTGTCCCAAAATCCTAACGGCTGTGATTTAATTTTCTTCCCGTCATACACATTACAGCCTGTGCTTGCGTATAGATGTGCTCGCATGAATCCCTCATCCTGTGTTGTTCCGATATATGGTTTTCTGCCGGTGCGCTTTTCGTATTCTTTAAATGGTTTCTTCTTCATAATGTGACAGCACTTCTCAGATGTATCAAATTTTGCGTCCAACAGAAACTTCCATTTTTTTGCCAAAACTCCGAACTTTCCACGCTCGTCCCCATTCAGCAGATAGTTTCTATACCGATCTGATAAGTTCCCGTGTCGCAACTTATGTATTTTCAATGCCGTTTCTTTCGACACAAGCGGGAATCCGTATTGGTCAACGACCTGTTTAAATGTAATCCTCTTTCCATCCTTTTCTCTCGGATAGATTTCTTCAAACTCTCCAGGTGCTTTCCTTGCAAATCTCACGATTTCTGGAAATTCCAAACCTGTGTTAGAAAAGACGGCCGGGACATCATTTCCTAATATTTTTCGGATCATATGTAGTAGCACCGTGCTATCAAGTCCAGCAGAATAGCTTAAATACACTTGCCCATCCCAGTTGTAATGCCATTCTCTTATACGGGTTTCTGTAAGCCGTAGCTTTGTTTCATATGGCAGATATTTTCTTTGCGAGAACTGCCAGTCATTTAGTTTTAAGTCATCTTCTTGTATATACATCTTCTCGAAAGGAGCCGATATATCTTTGCCCGGCCGGAGCTCCAACTCCTTTCTGTAATTTACATACTTTCTAACAGTACGGTTTTAAGTTCCAAAGTACCATCCGCTTCTATCCATGCGACAGCCAAAAAATCATTGTCGTAGGCACACGAAGAAAAACCATCTTCAAATCCAACCTCGAACTGTATTCCTTTTTCTTCCAATGCAGATTTAATTTCTTCGTCCATTCCAAAATTGTTTCCATCTTCATCTTCACGGTATCTCGAATAGTATTCGTCACTTTCTCGATAATACTTTTCAATAATTTCTTCTATTAATTCTCTAATCATCACTTCACCTCATTTGCCACCTGGAATCCCATCCTTGCCACATTCCTAAGATTATCCTTAATCAGCGACTTATTCGGCTGTCTGTTGGAACACAACCATTGTCTGTCTCGGTCATCCTCCCAGTCTTTGGCATTCCATTCGTCCAAATACTCATACTCAGCTTTCGCCACCTGTAAGCACTGAATCATGTAATCTATCTTTTCTCCTGTGTTCATGACTACTCCTTTACCCAGCAGATGCTTTCAAATACTGTAAAAAACTTCCCAACATGTTTCTGACAATATTCTTTCAAAACTCTCTCTTTTGCATCCATCGGATTTTCTCTTTCAGTAAGTTCTTCTTCATACACACATTTTCTCCTAAAGCCTGTATCTTCAATCACACGAACAATACCTACTGATTCCGTCTCAATTGGCTTTTCCTCATGGTCTTTCTTCCACTGCTTGAGGATTTCAATTACTTCTTTTGGTTTATCTCTTCGGAAAAAATGACATGACATTTTCCCTCTTGCTTTACCAATAGGACATCCGTTATAGCATTTGTTTTCACAACAAATTTCACCTAAAATCCTAGTTGCTTCTTCTGCTGTCAGTTCGTCCTCTACTAATCCTTCAAACATTTCGTCTGTCCATTTCCAGATTCCTTTATCTTCCTCAATGCAGTAGCAAGTTAGGTATACTTCCGAAATTGCCACAACGCTACCTTTGTAGTCACTCATTTCGGATACAAACGTATAAGCTCCATAGCTTCCATTAATCTGCAAGTCACTCCTAACTCTTACCTTGTCTCCAACTTTGTATTTCATTGCTTACTTCCTTTCTCTTCCATCATCTTTCCAGTAGCTTCCAGCACATCTGCAACTATCTTTGATACAGTTTTCGTGTTTCCGTACTTCTCGCTTAAATCTCTTCCAGCTTCAATCAATTCTTCAAAACTTTCATCTGTACCGCTTCTTCCAGCAAACATTTTCATCAGCTCTTCGCATTCTTTCTTTAAATCTCCAAGTCCCGATAGTTCACTGAATGGAATCTCTGTTTCTGTTGTCGAATCAAATCCGTCACTCCAACCATACTCGATATTCAAATCATCGTTTTCGCCATAGATTCGTTTTGATCGCTCGTCATACATCACAAGAAAACCTTCTGTATTGATTCTTCCGAACAATCTGTTTTTCGGAACGGTAATTCTTCGATAAGTGTTACTTAGCTCTTTATCCTTGCTGTATCCAATAACAAGTGATGCCAAGTTTGAAATATCCCCTGCACCACTAACTTCATCAGTCTCATTACTGGAAAAGTTATTCTTCCTCTTGTGCGCTACCAGTAAAATTAAAATATTGAATTGCAATGCCATTCTTGCAAGTTTCTTCATGAAAAGACTCTGCTTCTCGTATTTGTCACTTCCCTTTTCAGCATCTAGGTCAATCGCAGTCATTAAGTTATCTATCAGGACAACATCAACCCCATACTGTAATACGGTCTGTTTTATGGTGTTGCAGATATCTTCTTTTTCATCGCTTTCAACCAATGTGCTGTCATAAATAAATGCTTTTCCACGATACCAAGAATCAATCAAGCTCTGATTCTGATTTGATATCTTCCTGGAGACATCTCCGAACCTATTCGTTGTCTCAATGATGTGCTGTGCTCCGGCAATCTGAAAATCAAGCCATGCTTTAAACAGATAGTTTGGAAGCTCTCCCGAATAAGCAAATATCTTGTGCCCATCTTCTATCGCCCTGCCAATAATCTGACTGGCGAACGTTGATTTTCCTTCTCCCGGCTTTCCAGTGATAAGCACTACTCCTCCGAAGGGAATACCGCCGTAAAGCAATCTGTTACAGTCATTTATCGTAGAATCCAGCTTTTTCAGACTGTATATATCTACACTTTCAACGTCAGCAAGCTCTTTGACACGTCTGACAGGCTCGAATTCGGCATTTTCTACCGCTAGGCGAACATACTCACACCCATGCTTAATCAAAAGCTCATTTGCGTCTTTACAGCCTTTGTAATCATCTTCTCTAACATGCTTAATCTTTTCCGGAAATCTGCTCTTCAATTCTTTTAGTAAGGTCATTTCGCCTTTTTCGAAATCTCCGAACACGACAATCTCTTTAAATTTGTTTACCCAATCGAAACAATATGGAATCCAAGTAAATCCCTTTGCTCCGTTCGGAACGCTTACAGCATTATCAATTCCGGCAGTAGCTACGGAAAGGCTATCTAACTGCCCCTCCGTAATTACAAGTCTTGAGAAGTCCTTGCACTGTTTCATTCCAAACAGAATCGGCTTACAATTCGTTTCACACCACTCTTTATTCTTGTCCGTTTCCTTGTTGAAGTCTGTCTTGCGGTACTTCACGAATTGCATCTTGCCTTTATCGTCATAGAATGGGAATACAAGAATATTGTCATTATCTTTCTGAGTGGTAATCTCATATTCTCTTGCAATATCTTCAGGAATCTTTCTTGATTCCAAATACTTGACTGCCGGTTCTTTGGGGATTACTGGCTTTTCAGGTGTCTTAAGTTTTCTGTATTGCTTTCTAGGCCTGTAATACTCCATGACTTGCGTTCCGAGATTAAAATCAAAATCTCTTGAAAGCGTTATCATGTTTCCAGCAGCACCGCACCCAGCTCTCATGCATTTGAATTGACCTGTTTTCAGATTGATAGAAAATGTATCTTTATCTTTTCTCGAACCACTTCCGCCATGACAGTACGGACAATAGCGGACAAACTTCAATTCATCTCCATGCTGTCTTACTGGTTCACCTACGTGTCTTGCGAAATCATAGGCATCTTCTTGTTTGAACTGATAAAACATTTATACTCCACTCTCCTGAATCACTTTCAGCCAATCCGGATGCTCCCTAAGGACTCCATAGTCAAGTCCCTGACCATCGTAGATTGCTCCGGCATCCTCAAGCATTTTTCTAAATGATGGTTCCAGGCAAGCGAAGCGATCATTACTATCTGGTTTCTCTTTCTGTTTGGCTGTTGGTTTTGGATTCTTTGGAAGTCTGCTCAACTTATCCCATATCACACCTTGATATCCGCAAGCCATGCATTCATCAACCACTGTACGCAATGCATCGATTCCGTAATCACGATAAGCCGATACAAATTGTGTTATTGCTTTCTTCAAACCCATTTCCGTGAGATGATGTGTTGACTTAGGCTTCTTTTCATCCTTGTATGTCATCCATTCTCTTAAGCAATTCAGCAAATCATTGTCTGATAGTACAACTTCGCTTTTCGGATGAATTCCGTTATCAAGCAAATATTCCAAGTTAGCAAGATTAGAACTTCTTCCAAAAGAGTGTTCCTCTCCGATAGGAGACTCTATACTCTTATCTATACTATTCTTTTCTTCTCTATTCTTATCTATTCTATACTGGGTATCCGACTGGTCTACCACTGGTATACCAAGTGGTAAATCGTCATCAGATTCCGCAGCATTTCTAAGGGAATATCTACCATTCGGCTGTACTGTTAGGTGAGCTTTCTCTTCCTGATAAATTGTTTCCGTGTATCTGTCTTTCCTCAAATAATTATTGATTCTCCAATGCTTGATTACGCATATCCCGTCCGGAAACTGGATAACAAATGATTTTGCAACAAGCAGATCATAGTCATTCTGATTCGCTCCGATAATCTTCATTACTTTCTTTGCATTATTGAGGAATCCATCATCGTCAGCTCTCATGGATAGATGGAAATATAATGCTTGAGTGGATAGTGGCATTTCTAAGAAAGCATCTGAATCAATAATCTGTTTGGAAAACATTCTTTTTTCTGCCATCTAAACACCTTCTCCCTGTAATAACTTCAACACCATTTCACCCTGATCTCGATTGTGACAGAACACAAATTCAACGCCATATTTCTTCTGCATAGTCATGCAAGCTTTCATAAGCGTTTCGCCTTTAGTTGCTGTAGGATACCTCTGTGTACGCCTGTATATTGGATTTCCACTCTTGTAATGACCAATCACATCATTTGTACGCTTCATCACAAAAAGTCTCGGATTTTTCCATTTATGAAGCTCTTCCAATGTTCGGATTGTCGGATTGTATATATCTTTCGTTCCATTAATCAGTCCACCGACATTCTGTACCAATACATACAGCTTAATTCCATTGTTCTGCGCTAAGATACATTCATCACGGAATCTTTCGTGTTGCTTACCGCATACATTTCCAACAAGCTCCTGAATATCTTTTTTGGTGTCTACCGTTACGTTGTATGTTCCGAGAAAATCCATTTTCTTCACTGGAATCCCTCGCTGCTCCTTCCGGAAGATTACATTCATCACTTTGTCATTCGCTAAAATATAATCACCGGTCGGCAAAGGAGCTTCTATCACTTCTATCCCAAGCTTCGTCCAATAGCGTTCTTTTTCAGCGTGCTTACCGTCCTGCTGCCCCTTATCACTAATCAGTATCACTGGAATCACCTCTCTTGTATGTTCGTTCGCTTTCTAAATAGTCCTCTTGCTTCTCCTGACGCTGTATCGCACCTTTTAATCGCTTCAACGTACTTTTGTTGTTCTCCGAGTTGATAAACTCATAGACAAGCTCGTAGAGATCGCAGATATCTTTATATTTACGTCTTTCCAGTCTCTCATGGTGATACTCTGTAGCCAGTCTGTTTCGCTCATTTCTGTTGTTGGCAAATTCAAACTTATGCGCCCAGTAGATATGTCTTTTCATTGAAT